ATTCCAAGCATTTCAACAGCTAAACCAGTACTGCTAGTGAAAGCAACAGAGCCGCCTGAAATTTGTAGTTTATGTTGTGTGTTTGTTAATCCTATTCCAACGTTTCCGTTATTCGCAATTGTCATTCTGGTATTAGCAGCAGATCCTGCTGATGTACCAAATTCAAGTCTATAATAGTCTATTCCAGCACCTTGTATACCTCTTACATAAGCTGAATATGGATAATATGTTGATTGAGCGTTGCCTAATTTTAATTCAGCATAGTAACCATCAACATTGCCATCTACTGATACTAAAATCGTAGAAGGAGAAGCCCCTTGGAATGTAGCTACTGGATCAGTTCTGTTATAATAAGCTGTACCATTAGAAGCTATTACTGATAATTTATTTAATGGCTCTGTTGTGCCTATGCCAACTTTACCTGCTTCATTTATTGTTATCTTTGCATCTGATAAAGTAGCATTGCTAGAACCAGCTTGAGGTCCATTTAAAATGTGAACTTTGCCTTGAGAGTTGCTTGAAGTTAAATCTGTTCTTTCAAAAACAATGGCAGATTTTCTATAGAAGTTATTATTTTCTCTATATCCAAAATGTATACCGCACCAATTTCCAACGCCTAATGACGTTGCTCCAACAGTTACGAAATCATTACTTGAAGAAATAGCATCAAGAGGTTTTTGAGGAATAGTTAAACCTACACCTACATTACCATTGCTTAAAATACTTAATCTCTCAACCCCCGCATCATCATCAATAAAACGTAAACGATCATTTGCTATGATGGTCCATTCGCCATCTATATTCTTCATTTTGATTCCAGCATTACCCGCGCCAGAATTTCTTGCGTAGAAGAATGTATTACTAGTATTTAAATCATTATATAAATAAACTTGCTCGCCACGAACGTGCAATCTTTGCGCTGGGCTTGTTGTATTTATTCCTACATTGCCACCATCAGGATTTAATAACAATGAAGTAGCAGAACCGGGGAAAGCAGTTAATGCTTGAATTTTATCAGTAACATAAGTAATTCCACCTAAAGCAGTTGTACCAATAACTTTTAATTGTGCCCATGAATCTACTGAACTTGTTCCAATTCCAACTTTGCCTTCAACAGTTAAGCCATTTGCAGGAGCGGCGACATTGAAAGAGTTACTACCTATGCTTGCCGCGCCAATTACAGAGAGTTTATTAGCTGGATTGGTCGTACCAATTCCTATCTTATTGTTAACTAAAACAAAGTCGCCGCTATTGTACTGTCCAGCTACAATACGGTCATCAGCAAAAACTTCCAACACAGGAAGACCTGCTCCATTATTAACAGAGAAAAGTGAATCACTTAAATCATCAACAACAGATAATAAAGTTCCATTCGTTCCATCTACTCTTAGGACAGTTTCATTAGCAATAGAAGAAACGATATGAAGCTTGCCACTTGGCTGAGTAGTGCCTATGCCTACATAAGATCCGGGTTTGATCTTAATTGCAGTTTCCCAATTAGTTGCTGAAAGATTTCCTATATTAAGATTTAAATTATCTGTATAAGAATCAGGATATAAATTAGTTAAAAGTTGAACGTAGCTTAAAGCTCTAATATAGCCACCTGCTATAAATGCACCATCTGTTCTAATAGTATCTTCTGCCGAACGATAAAGATTAGCTTGCGCATCTCCGCCAAAAGTTATACCACTTGCTGGTCCTGTAGAACCGGCACCACCAACCGACAAGAGAGTAGTTGGAGAAGCAGTTCCTATACCTACATTACCACCATTAAAATAAGATGTGCCATTTGCTTGAATATCTACTTTGGTAGTAGTATCACTTCTCATTAACAAACGAGCATCATTAGAAGCATTGGTTGAAAGTATAAATGTATTTTTGCCAGCAGTATTAGGCGAAATATATACATCTCCATTTACATCTAATTTAGCACCGGGACTTGCTGTTCCTATTCCAACTTTTCCATCATAAGTGAATCTAACTGACTCCGTTAAACTAGTATCTCCAGTAGCTCTTCTAGATGAAAAAGCTAAATCGCCTAATCCATATCCATTTCCATTCAAGAACAAAGATTTAATTGCCCACTGAGGAGTATATGTTCCAGCATCATTTACATTTGCAAACAATACTGAACCACCTTGATTTGAGTTATTTAAAGAACTTGCTACTAATATTGAGCCGCCTTTGTTACCTGCATCAGTTACATTTGCGGTTGCTTGATTTGCGCCAATTACAGTAAGTTGATAATTTGGATTCGTAGTTCCAACTCCAACATTATTGTTGCCCATCAAAGTTAAAGCAGGAGTAGAGTTAATTGCAGCACTAGAATTGGTATAAAATTTTAATCCCCATCTGTTACCTGCTACGGCTGAATAATATTGGGCTATTCTTGCTGCAATTTTATGAGCTTCATCATCATAGAAATCAATTCTGTTCTCTGTATTTGTGCCATAACCAGCAGAGTGTTCTAAAACTAAAAGAGTTTGATCTCCTGCACTAGCATTTTTAATATGAACATTTCCTGAAAGATTTGCAGATATTCCTGCGCCAATTTTACCATTTGAATCAACTATTAAATCATAACCATTACTTCTTGAAATACATAATGGGTCATTTGTTTGAGAACCAGCGACACCAATCCATCCAGTAGCTGTAAGCCTAGTTAATAAAAGATGTTTTGAATCTGATAATGAAGCGGCATCATTTAATCTAAGAGTAGATCCATTTGCTGTAGCTGGACCAGTTATATCTAATTTATAAGCAGGAGCAAATGTTCCTATTCCTACTCTTCCTGATTCAGTAGTATATATTTGTTTTGTATTTTCAGAAGTAGAAGTGACATAAGTATAAGGCGAAGTCCATGAACTTGAAGATAATACAAAAGAATTTGGTGTTGGGCCAGTTGACGTTACCGTAATTACATTAGCGTATCCAGTGCCATAACTACCATTTACTAATCCATTAGTTTTTAATACTAAAGCTACTGATCCATAACCATTTGGAGCAGTGTTAGACATTACATTTAATATAACATCATCAGTATTACAGTTATAAGTAGAGCATTCTAATAACTTAACATTGCCCCACATGTCAGTTGGACGGTAAGAATTAGAAGCATTAGCAACAAAAATACCATTCCAAGATACATTACCACCATCAACAGTAACTTGTATAAGCTGATTAGAGTAACTATTATTTCCTAATAATACTGTATATTGACCCCAATTTGCAGTAGTTGATTTAGCGACAGAAGAATAGTAAGCGTTATTTCCGTTATAAATTAAGCCAGCAACTGTAAGAGATCCATCTGTTTTAATTGTATCTTCTGCTACACGATATAAATTTGCTTGAGCATCATTTCCAAAAGTTAATCCGCTTGCTGCGGTTGTAGAACCTGCTCCTCCAATACCAAGTAATGTTGCGGGACTAACTATACCTATTCCAACTTTGCCAGCATTAGTTATATTTAATATTTTATTTGCAAGAGGTACTCCGGGAGCATCATTTCCGATAACATAAGTACTTGTATTATCTGTTGTTACTCTTGTGCGCCAAGTATTAACTCCCGCATGATCAAAATAAATGTAATCACTATCGGCTGATTGATATACAGAAAGAGTTCCACGAACATCTAGCTTGGTCTGAGGATTTGTTGTACCTACACCAACATTTCCGCCTCTTAAAATAGTTAATCTTTGCTGCAATCCACCAGCAACAGAAGGACGAGTATAAAATCCTAAAGCGTAACCATTATCATTTGCATTTTCATTGTAAGCTGCTATTTGAGCATTTTCTTGAAGTTCATTTCCAGCAGTTCTTCCTTTAAATACAATAGATGATCCAAAATTAGTAGTAGTAGCACTAGCATAATCAGAATTAAGCGTTAGCATTGGCTGCAAAGTGCCTGAAGTAGCAGGAACTTTATATAGATCTAATAAGTAGCCCGGATTAAATGTGCCAATACCTACATTACCATTAGAAGTGTCTATACGAACTCTTTCTGAACCGCCTCTAAAAACAATTGCTCCATTTGCAGAATTACTAATTACTCCAGTTGTATTTTCTTGAGCTATATATAGATAATCACTGCCAGCACCAACACCATCAGTACTATCTGGATCTAATACTAAATAAGACCTTCCTCCTATTAAAGTGTCTTTACCTAATAGATAACCTCTAGCTCCATCATCTCCTCTTAAATTCCCTTGAACAAATACGTCTCCTTTTACATCTAATTTATATTGAGGATTTGTTGTACCTATGCCTACATAATTACTAGTTCTAAAATTTATTGGAGAATTTAATTGATAAACTCCAGTACTAGCAAATCCATAATTTAAACCAGTAGTTTGATACGCTGACCAACCTTGAGAATAATCGCTAGAACCATTTCTCGTTGTAATGCAGTCTACAGTAAATCTATTAAAATAACTAGAATCTCCACTATTTCCAAAACAAATAGCTAAATTATTGTTGGCATCTTTAGCAAGGTATTTTGGCGAACCATCATTTCCTAAATCAATTAAAGAATAATTGATGGGCGCATGGCTAGGACCGTAATCATAAAAAATAACTTTAAAATCGTAAAGTGAAGAATTTCCATAGTTATATCCTTTTACATGGACAATTGACATTTCATAATTAACACCTAATTTAAAAGGAGTTTGAATTACATAACCGCCAACACCATAATTATCTAAATTAAAAGTAGTAACATTTTTATATTCTTGAAATACTCCTCCATTTGCTCTTTGAGAAAAACTTCCATCTATTCTTAAAGTAGAATTAGGAGATACAGTATTTATTCCTACATTTCCATTTGCTGCAATACGAAGTCTTTCGTTACTTGTAGAAACTGATTCAGTACCGGCAGTATTATTTGTATAAAATATTAAAGATCCTCTTCCGTAATTATCTGTTCTTTCAAAACCAATAGAGCCTTTTACTCCATACTGAGTCGATTCGCCAGCAGCAAAACCTATGCCTACTATATTGCCGGGGTTAAGTGTACCTAAATTAGTTAATTGAAGTTGATTAAAAATTTGAGAAGTTCCAGTCTCAGAAAATATATTTAATTTAGATACTGGATTTGTTGTGCCTATACCAATGTTACCATCTTCTCTTTTAATATTTAAAGATCGATAATGCCCACTAGCATGATATGTTCCAAGAGATACCGTGTTTGCATCAGCATCATAACCAATATAACCTCCATAACCAGTATTTCCATAAGCGGCTCTTTCCTCTGAAAAGACTATTCTTTTAAAGTAAGTATCATTTATGTCCAACAACATCCAAGGTTCATTATTACTTGGATCAGAAATATGAAGTTTAGCAACTGGATTATCTGTTGCTATGCCAACATTTCCTTGCTGAGAAACCACCATTTGCTTGGAAAGTCCGCCGCTTACATTCCATACAGCAAAAGTATTATTCGCATCTGCTCCAATTGCTCCTTGGCCAGTAGCATTAGCCGTTCTTCCTAGAACTAATTGAATAGAGGCATTAGCAGTAGCAATTTGTGCGCCATAATTAACTCTCTTATTAGCAATTGGTACGCCAACTCCTAATTCATCAGCTACATAAAGATCTGCTCCAATATTTAAATTAGTAGTGACTTCTAAAGAGCCATCTGTTTTAATTGTATCTTCAGCAGATCTATATAAATTTGCTTGAGCATCTCCTCCAAAAGTCAAACCGCTTGCGGCGGCAGTGGAACCTGCTCCACCAACTGACAAGAGGGTGGTTGGAGAAGCTGTGCCTATACCAAGATTTCCATCCGCAGAAATTCTAAATTTTTCATTATTATTAGTTCCAAAACTAATAGGTATATTTTCTCTTGCCCAAAGGTATGCCGTCGTCGTATCTAACCCTAAAATAATGCCTCCTGAATCTAAAGTCTGTCCTGATTTTGCAATAGATATAAATGATTGATATACTTGACTTTTTACTCCAAACATATAACCCAATGTTGTAGGACCATATGTTTGTGTGGTATCTCCTATTAGTAAACTTCCAGCATTTGTAATACGCATTCTCTCTATAGGAGAAGAGTTACGAGCGGTTTTGAAAACTAAATCAGCTTTTTGAGTACCTACACCATCATCTTGCAAATGATTTCCAATTGATGCATTATTCTGACCTCTAAAGTCATAAAATCTAATTAAAGATTCATGCGCCCCCGCTGTTCCTCTATAGAAAAATGCTAAACTGTCGTTTCCATCATTAGCTGCAACATCTGATATTGTTAATCCTGCGTAAGCAGTAGTATTACCGATAATAACGTTTCCATTATTTGTTATCCTAACTTTTTCGCTTCCAGTACCTCCATTAGAAGTTCTGAAGGCCATATAGGTATTACCAGCATCACTCCTAGCGGAAAGCGTAAATATTCCGCCGTTTGTGTCGTAATTTAAGAACGCTGCATTATCCGTAGGATCAGAATAAACTCCTAATGATTGTATTTTTACTGTTCCACTTACTTGAAGTTTCTGAGTGGGGCTATCTGTTCCTATTCCAAGGTTTCCTGCAACTGCATTAATATGGGAATCTCCATTGGCATTTAAAAGAGTTTGAGATCCAGCAGTGCCATCTCCTTTAAGTATTTGAAAATACTTCCCACCGTTTGTATTTGTATTTCTAAATAATCTAAAATAAGCATTAGCACTAGAAATGTCAGGATAGTCAATTTCTAAAAATGTATTATTATTTGACCCATCACCAACTTTAAAATTAGCTCCATCTCTTGTTAAAATCTTAACGGCACCAGTGATTGTTAATTTTTCAGAAGGATTACTTACTCCAATTCCAACATTTGCATTTTGAGACACACTCCAAGCCAAATTACTTGGACCTCTTGTAAATAAAACTGAATCACCACTTATGAAGTAAAGTCTAGCAGAAGAAGTGGCAAAACCATCTGCATTTTCAAAATAAATACCCCCCTGAGAACCAGTAACTCCTTGCTTTAAAAAAAGAACATTACCATCTGCTCCAGATACATGTAATCTTCCTGCTGGAGTATCGGTTCCTATGCCGACATTTCCTCCTCCTAAATTAAATAAAATATTACTATTGGCTCCATCAAAACGAACTCTTGGACGAGGGTCTAATTCAGATGATCTTTGTATTTGTAAATTATTATTACCATTATCTACATAAAAATACCAGTCAGTTACTCCTGCTGTATTAAAAGTCATTCCATTCTCATAAGAATCAGAAATTCTATTTAATACTAAAGAAGAAGCTCCTCCTCCTTGACCATCAATAGTAAAATTACCATCTGTTTTAATCCTTGAGGAAGATATTCTATATAAATTAGCTTGACTATCTGCGCCAAAAGTTATACCACTTAAAGCAGTAGTAGAACCCGCACCGCCAATTGATAACAATGTAGATGGAATTTCTGTACCTATCCCAACTCTTCCACTTGGATCAATTGTTACTCTAATCTCAGCCGTTGATAGATTACGAGTTCCAAATTTGATATAACTACCCGGATCACCATAATTCGTAATAGAAAAAACATTAGCACTTAAATCTAATGTAGTACTTGAATCGTCACTAGTCGAATTACCAAAAACCAATTGGGTGGCTGGATTTGTTGCCCAATTTCTTATGTATAAAGAAGCTACGCCACCGGGATTATCATTTCTAATAATAGCATTTCCGCTAAAAACTTCTAGTTTGGCAGAAGGACTTGTCGTACCTATTCCAACTCCAGTTCCTAAATCATAAATACTACCTGTAATTAATTCTTTAGTCCCGTTCCAGCGAGCGGTCCAATTAGCCACTCCTTGACCAGATAAGAAAGTGCTACCTGCATAACCACTTAGAGAATTAATTCTAGCGTTAAGAGTCGAACCTGTGGCAGCTAAGTTCGTTATCGTCGCGAAGGTACTGTTGGAGTAACCGCTCAGAGTGTTAATCTTCGTATCAAGGACCGAACCAGTTGCAGCTAAGTTAAGGATCGTCGCAAAGTTCGCGTTGGAATAACCACTCAGAGTGTTGATCTTCGTATCAAGGACAGAACCAGTTGTAGCTAGGTTCGTTATCGTCGCGAAGGTCGCATCAGAGTAACCGCTAAGAGAATTTATCCTATTATTTAATAAGGTTCCAGTAGCAGCAATTTGTCCACTTAAAGATGAAAGATCCGCATTGCTTGAATCTGCTTGCCACATCACTCCAGATGACGTAGCTGTTAGGACTTGACCGGCAATTCCTAAACTGTAAGAACGATCAAATATAAAACCAGATATCTGAACGCCCGTAGTGAATAATTCATCTATAGCAAATTGCGCCATTTTAAAACCTTATACCTTATTATTATTTACACAAAAAAATCTTTAGCCCCCTAAAAATCGAGAGCTAAAGATTGCGTTTCTAATATTTTGATCTAATATTTTAGACCTGCATCTTTGGGAATGGAGGAATCTCTGGTCCCTTTGCGTTACTGATTAGATTTTGAAGAGCAGCAGTACACTTATCAAGATATACATGCTCATCATAACTCAATCTGCTTTGACGACCCAAGCCTACAAAAGTGTTTAGCGCAATTTGCGGCGTAGGATCTGGTAGATCTCTTACAGATGGAGGTTGCTGTGGTTGCTGTTGATTAGTCTGTTCCATATATATGTATTATCTTCCTTCGGCTAAAATTTTCTTTACAGTATCAGAAACACTAGTATCTAAAACTTTCTTAGTGCTGGATACTCTCAAATAAGAATTATTGTATCTGCGAAACTCGTTCAACAATCGCTCTCTTAGCATCTTCATATTGTCAACGGGAATAAGATTCATCTTAAGAGCATGATTTTGAAGGTCGCTTTTAGTCATTGCATTTAGCTGACTCCAATACTCATCTTCACTAAAAGTACCATATTTATCAGCACCAGAATCACCAAGAATTTGGTCAAGAGTTTGATATTCTTTTTCTTCGATCTTGGCGTGAGTTTGACTCAAGTCGTCAATCTTTTGCTTCTTCTTTTTAGCCATACCTTATATTAATACATATAGTTAAAAATGTAAAATAAAAAACCCCGGAGGGGTTGCCTCCGGGGTTAAAACCTAACTTAGATTTTATACGTCATCGAATCTCATACCGACGACAGCGCGAGCGTCGATACAGATACGGCCTTCCTCTAGGAATCCGTAGAATCCAGTCTTCTCGGCGCGAGTGATGAATTGATCATCAGGAAGAACAGTGAGTTGTCCACCGCTCTCAGCGTTTGTAGCAACTGGGCGAATGAAAGCATCGCGGCTTAGATCAAGTCCAATAGCAATTTCCTCTGTGCTGGCGAAAGCAGCAGAGTTGCTTCCGTTAATATCAGTATAGGTATTAGCACCAGTAAAGTTACTGAGAAGAACGTTATACTTTTGGCTTGCACCCAACTCAAGCAACTCAATGATATTAATGCCAAAGAGGCTTTCCATACCACCACCTCTGAAGATCTCAGTGCGAACATCCTCAGACAATTGAGTTTGAGTAGTGGAAGTAGTTGCAAAGAGAGGATTGAATGAGAACTGACGAATCTTGGCTTTAGCTTCAGGACTGACGAAAAGATCAGTCAAGCCGCGAGCAGAATTATCAGAAGGAGTACCACCAGCAAAAGAAACATTAATTCTCTTGGTGCGGAGGATCAAATCATTTAACATTTGAAGATTAAATGTAGCTCCAGAGAAAGTTTGAGCAGGAGAGAGAATGTGCTTCAAAGCTCCAGAAGTTCCGAAAGCAACTGAACGTCCATCCTTGGTGGAAGCGTTGGCTAGAGCCTTAAGAATAACAGCCCAAGCATTGCGCTCTTGCTTAACAAGAACCTCTTGAGCCATACGATCCAAAGCTCCGCTAACTACGTCAAGACGAGCTTTGCGAGCATACTTCTTGTTGAAGGAAACAGCAGAGTCAAGACGATAAGTAGCAATCTTCAACTCTTGAACTGGTTGATCCATGTAGTTGGAGGGTAGACCACCAGCAACATTTTGTGCCCAGACGGAAACTAGACCAGCAGCCTCATTGTAATAGAGATCAAGAGGATAAGAAGGACTATCGTCCTCATTAAACTCCATATCTCTATAAATCATACCGGCAGTACCAGCTTGAGCGAGTACCTTTTGGATAACTGGTCCAACGAAAGCGGCCAAAGCCTCCATAGCTTCAGCGGACTCAACGACATTGCGAGAACCAACCTTTTTGATTAGCTCTACTTGTTCTGGCGTATTTTTTAATTTAAGTCTCATATTATTTAGTTAATTAGTTAGTTGTTCTTGTTGGTTATTATAGGTCGAGGTTCAATAAGGCATAGCCATCAGTATCAGCAGAACCTAAATAAGTTCCAACCTTAGCACCACCGCTACCACCATAAATGGCAGCATTGGTTTCCAATTCACCATTAGCATTGATGAAAGCGGAGTTACCAGCGGTAGCTCCAGTTGCATAAGCCAAGATGATGCCGCGCTTGAGAACGGGAACAGTTTGTCCAGAGACAACTGCGCTCAACTCAGCAGCTTTGCGAGGGTTATAGATAAGTTTCTCGCCGTTTTCGTCTGTTTCACGAACGTCATTGAGAAGGATTCCGATAACCTTGCCCAAGTCTCCAGTGCCAGCAGTAGTAACGCGAGCAGTGGTGGAATAACGATCAGAAACGACGTTGCTGTAAGAAGCTCCTACAGCACCATTTGATAGAATGTTTAGAGCGTCGTCAGTGTTTCTCCAACCTGAGCCAAGGACTTTAACGAAAGTTCCTTTGTTTACAGTTTCGAGATCAAAAGCGAACATGTTGATAACTTCATGCTCACCATAACCACGAAATGGTTTAATTAATCTTTTAGTAGATGAATATGGCATAGTGTTTTCCTATTATATATTTATTGTTTGTTTATTTTGTAATAACGAAGCCTTCGTCATTAAAAGCTGATTGATATTTTTGCTTAATTGTCTTTGATGGAGTAACAACGCCAGCAGTGATCTTGTCAGTTTGCTGAGTTCCGTTGCTAATAGCGTCATCAACGACAGTAGCATTTTCGGTAGAAGCAACAGATTGCTTGTCCTCTGTAGCCATTGTCTCTTTTTTCTCTTCTTTTGGCATCTTAGAGGCTTTATAAGCTTTGTTCTTCTCCTTCATTAGAACGCCCATTTTCTTTTTGTAGGCGGCGAAAGAATCATCGTCTAAATCTCTGATATCGTTAGCAATTACTTCCCTATCTTCTGAATCAAGATCAAACTCTTCATCAAGCCCAGCCATTCTGGAAGAGAATAGTTCTTGCTTCTCCTTAGAAGCTTTTTCTTGTTGTAGGGTTTCTAAAGATTGCTTGAGGGTCTCAAGTTCTTTCTTTAGGTTTTCAGAATCAGTAGAGAGACTAGCGTACTTCTCTTCAGCATTCTTGATTGCGTCTTCTTTTGCTTTCTTCTCAGCAGCAAATTTCTCAGAGGCTTCTTTGAGTTGCTCTCCAATGAAATCTCTGATGGAAGAAGCGGTTGCTTCTTTAAGCAACTCATCAGTAATTTGCGATACTTCAGATATTTTCATATTCTTTCTTTCGATAATTACATTAGATTCTAGGGTTTGTGAAATTTCTTCTGCTTTTTGCTGTATCATTTCTTCTGATTCTAGTTTTTTAATACTAACACCGGCGACATCAGCGGCAGGATTCGCAGTTAAGCCAACTCCTAAAGGAAGCACTCTTCCTTTAATTTTACGGTAAACAGATTGATTTTCGCTTATTCTTCCGCTGCCTCCGTATCCGGTTAATTTGCCTTTGATCTTCTCAATCTCTTCTTTGTCAGAAATGATAGAAGCATTCTCTATATTTTTCTCGCCGCCTTCTAAGACAGCTATCTCAAAATCATTAAATCCTAGCTCCCAAGAGGCACTAACTTTCATGTAGTTATTGGAAGTAGGATCGTTTGACTCTTCTATTACATTTGCTAGATCTTTATTTACGATTTTCCAAACAACGCCGCCAAGAGTAATGTTGTATGGTTCTTTTTTGTCTTTTACTTGCTCTTCTGTAAGAGGTAAATCCGTTCCAAACTCAGAAAATCCTGCTGATAAAATAACACCAACTACATTTGAGCGATTATGTTCAATGTTAATTGGCTTATTTATAAAATTTTTGTATACTTCAGTGGCAATAGAAGAATCAATTACATCTCCATTTTTATTAACACGATTTACAACACAAGCATTAAATGCAATAGGCAAAAGATCCATATTAGAATCAGCATTGACTTCAGGAATGAAATTCCCTACGTCAACTAGACTGGCTAATGATAGATATTTATCTTTTTCCTCAGATACTAAAGGTCTTATTGAGGAACTAAACGTTGTTGAAAAATCAAAATTCATATTTATTCTAGAAAATAATTAATACTGCCGATTGCACTAGCTGTAGAAATTGCTACTCCTGAAAGATCAGGAACTCTAACAGGTACAGAAAAATTACAATTACCTTGAGCTACATAAGCTAAAACATTTCCAGAAGTAACAGAAGAAGCATTAGTTAAAGTTATAGCAGAATTAGTAGCAATAACATCAGTAATATAAATTCTACCAACACTTGGCGGCTGGATTACAACGCCGGTAGTTGTAAAATTAACAGTACTGATTGATACTGAAGGAACTCCGTTTCTTATAAATTCTTTCATTTTAAAGTTAGTAAATATTTAGTTTTATTAACGCTTCCTAAAATTTCATCTCTGATATTTAGAAGATCAGTATCCTTAGCAGGGTCTAGCTGAGAAGGTAGATCAGAGCTAAGGAAAGAAATAAAATTATTCATTGCCTCCAATGGGCTAACGGATTTGTAATTTTGAAGAGTTAGCACAAATGAATCTTTTGCAATGATGCGCCCATATTTACCCATGAAAATTTCAACAAATTCATCAATATGTCCAGAAAGGCTATCATATAATTCTCCAAAACTCTGATGCTCTGAATAACCATAAGTTTGCCAATGGAAAATTTTGACTTGATTTTGAAACTCCAACATTGCAGACAGTATATTCATATCCTTTAGTATTTATACACTCTTTAAGCTATTTGAACTAACTGGTCTTGCGTTTTAGTAAGAAGATCTCCCTTTTTGTATGTTGGACCTTCATTTGTAACTTCATAAGAAATCACTTTACCCATGCGATTGGGTAAATCTTTGATTTCTTTTATAACTCCTTCGCTTCCATAATGATCACAGTCTTTGTTTACGTTCTTAACCATATTTCCAACCATGAACATTGGTCCCATAGGATAAGAAGCATCGCTCTCTTGAGCGAACATTACATAATTATGTATCATTATCATGTAATCTTCTGTGATAGCAATTTTGGCTTGCAAGAAAGGTTCTGTTAAGTTTTCTTTAATTTTCTCATCATTAATGGCGTTAAGAATATTTTCGGCATGAGTCTTAATCGAAGCAATTGAACCCAAAGACATTTCTAAATACTCATTTTTATACTCTTCCATTTCTCCTTCTTCATCCATCTCTTCCATTTCTTCATCAGGTTCAGCTACAATCTGAGCTAACTCAGGATAAAGAGCCAAAATCTGTTCTTCTTCTAAAAATGTAATGCCATCCCAATCTACTTCTTCTGCTTGAGCCTTTTTGAGAGCCTCTTTATCTGGATAATCTTTATCCCCCGGCTTTGCTGGTTTATAATTTTTACCAAGACGTTGTTTCTTCTTTTGGATATTGTACCACAAGCCTTTATTAGCCTCTGACTCCATAGCAACTGAACCTTCGACTGGAGCGGAGCTTCTCCATTGTCTGCATGACCAATATTTTGCTTTCCATTTAGGGCCGGGATTTTTATCGCAACCGTGTCTAGCTCTAAAGCTCTTTCTTCTTGCGGGATCGTCTCTTTTAATTTCCATGTTTGGATCACCGAAATTAACTTTAACGATATTACCTTTGTCGTTCTTTACATAAACAGAGAACTTTTTTGGCCCTTTAGGAGTTCTAAAAGGTTTATTGAGAGTCTTCTTCTCTTTATCTGCGGCGATAATCTTAGAGGAGATATCTATTTCTAGTTCTTTGTTTTTCATATTAAATATATTCTAACCAGTTTGCTTTTTCTTGCTCTGTATCTAAGTATAAATCATTCTCATCTTCAAAATCATAATCAAGATTATAGTCTTGAATATCAGTATCTGCTTGAGAAAAGTCATCATCATTTGGCTCCCAAGAATCAGAAATATCAATCTCTGAAGCTCTAGCTACATCGCTATCAGCTTTGCGATAAGAATCTTTAACTGGTTTACCGGCCATCATTCTTAGGAATGTATTCACACGGGCCATTGCCCATTGTCCTCTGGTCTTTCCGGGTCTATGGCTTGAACTAAAAGCACCTGCGCCTCTGCGGTATACTTTCTTTAATTGAGAAAGAGAAACTTTTTTAGAATATTTGCTGTTGTGTTCTTTGACTTTAGCTTTTAGAGCTTCTACTACTTTAGCAGAAAACTGTATTGCTTTGTCGCTTTTTGTACCTGCGCTACCGGCAGGATTTTTCGCAGATCCTTTGCGTCTTTCAGAGGGTTTCGAAGGGGTCTGAGCAGAGCTTTTAGGCCCAGACCTCTTTGATTCTAAGATTTCAATTTCTAAACCCTGTAGATTCATATTTTGTAGCTTATTATTTATACACTAAAATTTACCTATTAAGGAAATTATAATGGACCGTTAGTATTAAAATTCGTGTAACTTAATCCTTTTAGTAGTCCGCTCATAAACAAACCATTAGAATGAGGATAAGAATTTAGATCCATATCACAATAAAAACTAAAATCTAAAACAGCATTTGCACCGATTGAAGAGTCGTAAGACAAGTCTTTGAATTTTGCGCCTCTGATATCGTATCTAATAATCGTATCAGAACTCTTATTCATCTTGATAACAATATCGTATTTAGAATTAGACTTTATATCTGATAATAAATCTCCTGAATAGTTTAAATTCCTATAAATAGTAGAAAAAGAACCTTCAACAGTAATTGGAGTGTTTATTTGTCTATCTACTGGATAAACATAGCCTAATGTTTTTAAAGGCTCTCTCTCTAGAGGAACGCTAAAGTTGAAGCTTTGTATTGCAGCATCTTGGACTATTCTATTAGACTTAGTTTTAGAAGTAGAATTTACATCATAAATATCAATAACAATCTCACCGGGAAGCAAAACAGAAATAGCATTTCCAGTTTCTTCTACTAATGAATTGTAGTTTGGAATATTGAAACGAACCCCAGTATTTAGTGAGCCACTTTTTGGATCTAGGTAAGGAGATGTTGCATTTATTCCAGAAGAATAGTATATTACATTATGAGCCGCATAATTAACAGTAGCTTTAGGAAAATCATTTACTTGAGCCTGAACTCCATAAGAAGTTATGTAGCAATTGCCAAAAGCTAAGACTGGAAAGCCAGAAATATTATTTCCTATTGCGTCTGTATTATTTGGAGTGATAGTTAAGAATAAATTACGCTGATCTCTGTATTTGAATGGATACTTAAAGGTATTATTGGTGGCCTGAGTCAGGTCTGTATTAAAAGCGTAACTTTGATCTCCAAAAGAAAATCCAGAAAGGATATTGCCACTAGGATAAACTTGACCACCATTAAATTGATCTAAGTTTGGAGGCCCAAGGTCAACGTAGAAACCCATACGAGCTTCATTTCTTAAATCTTTTACATTATAATTAAAACTAATGCTAACGTCAGGAGGAGTTAAGGTATAATCATAAATTGCAGAAGCGTTTCCAATCTCTGAGAATCTTAATGGCTGAGTATTGATTTGATAACTGAATTGATTTATTCTTTTAAGAGGTTGAATTAGATTGTAAACCCCAGTATTAAACAAGTTGCCATTTGGATCAGAAAAAAAGTAACCACTCGCTGGAGCAGGTCCAACGAATAGCAATTCGTTATTATATATTACTCTATTTGTAGCCATTATATTTTGCTATGGTACAGCAAACTAGCCATGTAAGAATCGACTTGATGCTCGCAAGCTATTTCGTGAATTTCTTCAATTCTTTGAGGATTTTTATCTACAGGAGTTTCAATATATTCATTTATTTTAGAAGTCCAATTAGATTTGTCTTCATTAGCGACAATAATTTTAGTAATATCAAGGGCAACTTCTTTTTGTTTATCGTTTAGCTTTTTAAGCTTATGTTTCTTCTTTAAAGAAGCTTCTACTTCATCTCCTAATCTGCTGGTAGCTTGTACAGTATCTTTTAATTTCATAACGCTGTAATTAGCTTTAGAAGAAGTGCCGATTGGCTTAACATTTTTGGTAGCTTGTTTAATCCCTGTAGTTCCTCCGGGTCTACCCGCTTCTACTTTAGGACCACCAATTAAAGGTTGATAGAATCCTTTGTCTTTTAAATCAACAAATGATGTTTGAGACTGAACAGACTCATCTGGAGTTGGAAGGACTCCTGTTTCAATAGCCTTAAGACCCTCTTCTGGAGTGAGAACTCCGAGTTCAATAAGACGAGTATAAATTCTGTTAAGATTTTGATCTGTCTTGAGATCCATATCCTCAAAGAAAGGAGTAGGAAATACTTTAAATCCAATTTCTTTAGAAATTCTCTTTACTTCAGGAAGCAGAAAGTCAGTTACGAAAGCTTGTCTAGCTTGTAATAATTTTTGACTCAATAAAGAAATCTTTGCGCTAGTGTTAGCAAATTTTTCGTTTGTTATTAAGATATTATTTAATCCAATATTAATATCCTTATCAATTACTTCATACTTTTTAGGATCAAGAATGTCAGCAATTTGAGGGATAACAAACTCTGCTTTTGTTGTATAGTCTGCAATCAAAACTCTGCCAATTGATTGATTAGCAAAGAGATTTTGCATTGTTTTTAAGTTCTCTTGGTTAACGCCGCCCTTGTCAGGTTCAGCACCCATTGTTACGAGCAAGATAACTTGCTGGATTGTTCTTGTAAGAGCCATATCCATACGGCGCATTTCGATTTTTGCGCTAATATCTTCAAGAACTGGGAAACCCATAGGCACAGCAAAAGGTTCATAGTCTTGCTTTTTGTAGAATACAGCATAGAATTTCTTGGTATCCAAATGTAAGAGAACTGCTGTAGCTTTTCCTTTTAAAACTTGCTCTTTTACTAATGGATCAAGAGAGTCTAATATTTCTTTGTCTTCTTCTGTTCTTGGATGTCTGATTTGCTCAAGTTCATAATCAGTCAATACTTTATAGTACTGCCCTCTATTGAAAGAAAGGTTACCATTTACTTGAACATCTGCTGGATTAATAATTATGTATCTAGCAGGGAGAGAAACTTTTGCCGCCAAAGCTTCAGATCCGAAAACTTGGCTAATTTTAGACACATCTTCTTCTCTTATGGTAGTATCGTATCTATAAATGAAAACATTTCCAGAACGATAATACTCTCTAAAGAATTTGTCTTGAAGAGCAGTAATATTTATCTTGTTAAATAAGGCTTGAAAGAAATCTCTTGCGCTTTTATTGCCACCTTTAAGATGAATGTTACCACAAGACAATTCTGACATTAGGTCAATGGTATTTCTAAAAAGACCAAAATTATAATAAGCTTTTTGGCATAGAATTACAGTATCTCTTACGTCAATATTAGACTTATTGTAATTATATCCAGTGGCATAGTTAAATGGCACCATTCCATCATCGATATTGCGAAAACGATCTGTTCTCTCAATCGTTGATGCGGCATTTCTACGGCTTCTCGTTTCAGTGACTTTGCTTGCTACGCCGCCATGAGCAGGAGTAGAGCCTTCTACCATCATTGGAGCGAAAGAAGATTCCTCAAATTTTTCTTTTTTAACCTTTGCCATAAGCCTAATAATTAATTACACATTTTAAATTAAAATTGGTGTAAATCCCGCAGCTACTATTTTATTTTCAGTAGTCATGATATCATTATAGCATTTGGAACCCCATTTCGCTAACATTAAAGCCGTGTAATTATCTTTTCTTGCTCTGTTAGGGGAATTGGAGCGTTTTAAGTGTTGAGGTAAATCAAAATTAACAGATCCACGGCTGCTAGTAGTAAATTCTACAAGCGAGCATTGCTTTTTGGTATTGTAAACCAATAAATCTTGATGTTCTATAAGGTCTAGCTTATTCCAATCTTTAATGTCTTCTATGAATATAAGATCTTCAGGTATTCTCTTGTTTATTTCTTCATTAAAGAAAGATTCATTGGCTACAGTTTTAGATGCGAACCAAATTTTCTTATAGTCAATGGCTGCTTGCAGATTTTCGTTACCTCTTCGAATAAATGTAGTTGTGAATACCTGAGTTACTGCTATTTGTCTATTCTCAAGATTATATTGACTCTTAGCCTTCTGAACCATCTTTGTGTATTCAATGCCCTCAAGATCAGAATCGAAGTCAATAAACTTTATCTTCTCAGATTCCGAGTTTACATACTGAGATTCATTATAAGTGTTGAAGAAAATATCAGCACCAGCATTATCGCAAATGATATAAACAATATTAAAGCTAGTCATTAAGTAATGAAAATATTTAATATGACTATTTAAGCTTCCAAGACCTGCGTATGCATGAACAAGAACATCATTCTTATTTTCTCGGTCTATTTCTAAAATTGCCATTGCAAAATAGTCAGCATTTGGACTGTCGCTCATGTTAGGGTCCATTGCTAAGATATATTGCTTGCCAGAATCTCCTCTGATTTGAGAATGTGGCCTTTCTTCAAACTTAAGAGTGCATTCTTCCATCTTCTTCATGCTGAAGTAAGAATCGCTACCGTCAGTAAACTGAGCGCAGTATTCTCTCAAGAAAGAAGCATGAGAAGAGCCACCGTTTTGAGCTTCTTCTGTAATAGAAGAGTCAATCATCTCTGGCGGCAAAGCTTCATAACTTAATTGTGATACAAAGTAAGTTGCACTTGTTGGCTCTTTAGAATAAATGTTATCGCACCACTCTTTATAAGTTTTATAAAGGTTTTCAAAAGTATAAGAAGCAGAGGAAAGGGCAATCATCTTGGAAGTATTCTTAAATTCCATGCGATCAGCTTGTGTCATTGCGCCTTGGCGAATTAATTCATCTTCTTGTTCACGAATACTAATACGTTCTTTAATGTCTTGAGGAACAATCAAGAATGGCATCAATACGTTTTTAATAATATCTTCTGGCAATAATAAAAACTCGTCTAGTACAAGAACATTAGCACGGAAACCACGAATCTTTTCACCGCTTAGAGGAATAGCTTTGATAGAGCCTTCGTTTATTGACCAATCATATTCGTCATTGCGTTTTGATTTTGCGCCGAACGCTTGCATCAATAAATCTGCGCCTTTAGACTCAGTAATCTTTTCTATTGAATTAAAAATACTTCTTGCTGTTCTGAATGTAGGACCAGCAATTAGGATTTTGCTCTTAGGCTCAAAGATGCATTGCAAAAAACAGAATACCGCAGCAGAGAAAGACTTGGAAGCACCACGACCCCATACGTTCATGCAGAAATTGCGATTCAACATTCCTTTGATTA